AAGACTTTGAAAAAACAGGATTTAATCAAGCGAAAAAAGTAGAACTCCCAGAGACATTCATTCTTCATTATAGTGATCCAAATGACATAGTAGTAGATTTTTTTGTGGCGCAGGATCAACTTTGATATACATGAAAGAGCATAATAAGTTATTTGAAATAAAACGAAACGGCGAAAAAATAAATCCAGAAATATTTGCATAAGTTATTGAAAACCAATAACTTGGACGAAAATTAAAACAACATGAATCAAACTGGAATTATTTGGACAGAAGCAACGTGGAACCCTATGTCGGGATGCGAGAAAGTAAGCGCAGGCTGTAAGTATTGTTATGCTATGACATTAGCAGAGCAAAAACGCGGAACCGCAGCGTTTCCGAAAGGATTTGATCTAACGATCCGAGAACACAAATTGAAAGAACCTTTCAAGCTCAAAGTCCCAACTCTGATATTCACTAACTCAATGTCAGATCTTTTTTGGGATCAGGTTCCGAATGAATACAGACACAAGATTGTGGACGTAATTGAAGCAACACCCCAGCACGAATACCAGGTGTTGACGAAAAGACCTGAGAATCTATTGAAGTTTTCTAAGGAAAGGAAACTGCCAGCGAATTTCTGGGCGGGCGTTACAGTAGAAGCCAATCTGAACCGGAACAGAATCCGAACACTTCAAGAGGTAGAAGCAGAGATCAAGTTCATAAGTGCTGAACCATTGATTAGGGAATTGGATTTGACAGATCACACTGACGGCATTTCTTGGGTGATCACAGGAGGCGAATCCGGAAATCATCTATGGGATCAAACAATTTGCGATAACCGGGCTTTGGTATATTATGACAGATCCGAAAAGAAGTGGAAACCGCGACCCGAGCGAATGGACTGGATAAGAAATATTCGAGATGTCAGTATTGACAAAGGCGTTAAGTTTTTTCATAAGCAATGGGGTGGTAACTACCCTGAAGCAGCAGGAAGAACATTGGACGGAAAAACATGGTCGGAAATGCCACGTTACCCAGGACAGAAGCAGGAAATAGACAATGCATATCTAAGACACCTGGAATCTGGTGGCGTCATCCCAAAAGGAAAAAAAGAACAATTATTAATGTTTTCGGTATGACAAAGAAAAAAGACCCGGCAATGCATAAGAAAGACGGCAGGCCGAAAATATACACTGAAGTCGAAAAATTACAGGCGGCTGCGGATAAGTATTTTCAGGAATGCAAGGCCAATCACATACCACCGACCATTACCGGACTCACGATAGCATTAGATTTCAACAGCAGGCAGACACTTCATGAGTACGAAAAAGACCCCAAGTTTTCAGACGTAATAAAAAGAGCTCGGATAAGAGTAGAAAACAGTTATGAAATGCAGGTGCGAAGTAAGAATCCAACCGGAGCTATTTTTGTACTGAAAACTATGGGTTGGGATGAAAGACAAACACAGCAAACCACGGGAGAACTTAAGATCACCGTAGAGGAAAAGGTAATGTCTTGAACCTGCATTACAGCCCCGAAGTCACAAACGTCTACACCAGAAACTTTCACAGTGCCGGCAGGATCGTTGTAAACCGGGGCGGCACCAGGTCATCAAAGACATACAGTCTTTGCCAGTTGGCTATTCGTTGGCTTCTTACCGGCAGAATCCGAAAAGATCAAGTCATTCCCAGGGGCGTTTTCAGCATCGTCAGAAAAACATTCCCAGCTCTCAAGGCTTCCGCACTTCGCGACGTCGAAGAAATCATAGGTAATCACGACCTGCACATTCTCAAATATCATAAGACAGACCACACCATTACCTTGCCAGGCAGCGGCCGGGTCCTGGAGTTTTTCAGCGTCGACGATCAGCAGAAAGTAAGAAGCCGAGGCCGGAAAATCTTGTATTGCGTAGAAGGCAATGAACTGGACTACCAGAATAGCTTCTATCAAATGCTCATGCGGACTCAGGACTTGGTATTCATTGACCTTAACCCTGATGACCCCTATAACTGGATCAACGAAGAACTGGAAATCAAACGGGCACAGAACCGGGGCGACGTCGAAGTCATTGTCAGCACCTACAAAGACAACCCCTTTCTTTCTTCTGAACACGTTCGCGAAATCGAATACATGCAGGAAGTGGATCAGGAGCTTTGGCAGGTGTACGGATTAGGAGAATACGGAAAGGTTACTGGTTTGGTGATTCCTCATGTGACGATCGTGCCGGAGATGCCAAAGAACTTACGGGATCGTGCCTTCGGTCTGGACTTTGGATATTCAAACGACCCGACCGCATTGATTGAAGGCGGCGTCATGAACGGAAACGAGTTGTACTTGGATGAACACATCTACCAAACAGGCTTAACCAATTCCGAACTTGCCGGACTCATGAAAAGTTTGGGCGTAGGATCTCAAGAAGTATACGCAGACGCATCGGAACCGAAATCTATCCGGGAACTGTGCGCTGCCGGTTTGAATGTTAGGTCCGCAGTCAAGGGAGCGGACAGTATCGGTTTTGGTATCAATACGCTTAAGAAGTTCAAAATCCACATTACCGCACGCAGCTACAACCTGCAACGCGAACAAAGAAAATACAAGTGGAAGGTGGACAAGACAGGAAGGATAACAGACGACCCAATTGACATCTATAATCATGGGATCGACGCGTCCAGGTATTACGCCGTCATGAAATTAGCGCGCCTGGCATCCGGCTTATCTATGACCGGACGAAATAGATAATTTGCAACCTGACATTGCAAAACCAAGACCCGACCGCTAACCTTGTGGGCGTGGAGTTGAAAAAATACAGTCCCGAAGAACTTTTTGACATCGTGGTCGACACCATCGCCCGAAACCTAAGCCATCGACATTATAAACACGTCGTAGAACACGCCCGTTTCTGTTACCGGATCATGACCGGAGACAATCAAGACGAGTACCTACTCCGTTTCAAACTCAAAGAAACCGGAGAACAGAAACAGCAGCGCATTAACATTACCAACAGCCGCACCCAATACGCCAGCGGAAAGATTTGCAGTGTCTTCGAGGAAGTAGTACGCAGTGACAACACCGCCGAACATGTGCGATATGCAAGTGACAACGACGCCAACAAAGTCAAAATCCAGGAAATTGAGGACAGGCTCGCAAGGTTTCACGGCGAAACCCATGCCCTGACCTATGTCTATGAAAGCATGAAACGCCTCAATTTCTATGATCCCAACGCGTTCTTGATTGTCAACTTCACCCCTTTTGATGCCGCGATTCAGAAGACGGAGTTTGTGTACCCTATTGAAGTCAGCAGTGAGCAGGCGATCCGGTACGAATACAGCAACGGCAACCTCCTGTACTTGCTTTTCTATCAGGAAGTAGAGGTCATGGACGTGGACGAACACGGCAAAGAAAAGAAGCAGGTACTTCGCAATTACTTTTTGTTTGCAGCAGATTTCAGCTATGAGTTTCTCGCAGTCCCCGAAAAAGGGAATGCGGAGATACTGCCTGATCGTACCGTGATCGAGATCCCGGTAATGACCACGGCGCAACCGAATATGCCGACGCCGATGCCGGTGAATGCCAAACAAATCCTGAAATTTCAGTGGAAGCGATATGATACCAAGTCCCAGCGAATCCCGGTCGTGCAAGCTGGTTATATCCGGGACGCCCGAACCCAAAACGAAACCTTTGTGTCGCCTCTGCAAGCCGCAGAAAAGTTATTGCTTGACCTCATCTGGACCAAATCAGAATACGACCTCGCTAAGGCACTGCACTGGTTCTATCAAAAGTTCATCTACGCCCCCGCTTGCGAGTGGGAAGATCCTAACACAGGCGACCGATGCGAGAACGGAACCTTAAGCCTTAGTGGCGGCAAGTGCAAAAGCTGTGACGGTACCGGCATGATGGTACATACGACGGTACAAGACGTGATCATGTTGCGTCTGCCTCAAACCGCGGCCGAAGTCGTGCCCCTGGAAAATATGGTGCATTATGAAAATATCGATATCAGTATTGGGCAGCATCTGCAAGAAGATTATAAGGCAATTGAGGCGGATGTTTTCAAAGCCGTCTTCAACAGTCAAGCCTTTGACCGATCCGAAGTCGCGGTCACGGCCACCGAAAAGACCCTAGACCTGCGCGCGGTAAAGAACGCTTTGATTGCGTTCGCGAACAAATGCAGCGAAGTCTATAAGTTCGTGATCAAGATGACTGCGATCTACACCGATAACGCGGAAGACATTGTGATCCAGCATAACCACAGCAGCGACTTCAAATTAGAGACCCTGGAAGACCTGGTCAATAAGCGAAAGTCTTTGATGGATGCGGGCGCACCTTATATGATGATCCAGGCCGTGGATATGGAAATTCTGGCAATGCAGAACCAAGACAGCCCCGGAGTCCTGGAAATTGTTCGTGCCCGTGAAATCTTCCGACCATACCGCGAGAAATCGGAATCGGAGAAAATGTTCATCTTGGGTCAAGCGAAAGCCGAAGACTATCACCTTGTGCTCTGGAAATTCTTTGAAGACATTATGTCTGAAATTAGTTTCGAAGACAAGGAACGTGGAGACAGGCCCTGGCACAAGCTCCCATACCCGGAGCAAAAAAAGATTGTGGATCAGAAGGTGAAGAAGATACAGGACGAAGTCAAAGCCGACAAAGAACAGGCAATGCAAAGCCTACCGTTCGCGCGCTTGCCCAGGATTCCCGAAGAAGAACAGGAAGAAATCCCTGAACAAACCCAGGAAAATCAAATCGACCAAATCGCGGCGCAATAATGCCACGGCAAAAATATTCAAGGACACGGGAGCGTACTATATCTGATGCACTGACCCGATTGATTCAGAAGGTGACCCGGTTTCAAAGGGATCTGGTGAATACCTTACTGGATTATTTTCTCGAAAAATTCAGACTCAAAGACTCAAAGATTGAAGTTGATCCCCGGAATTTTGGCGTAGTCAATGCGGTCCGCAAGATCTACGAGGACTGGAATGAACCCAGGCAAAGAGAGATTCTCAAGACCGTCGTCGACTCCTTGACTGAATTACACCAAAACAACCGCGACTACTTCAATCAATTCAGCGACGGAGACATCACCCCCGACAGTGAAAAAGTATTCACGGACATGATGAAAAGGCTTGGCTATGATCGGGGTAAGGGATCACTGACCAGGGGCGGGTACCTGGAAACGGTGCTGCAGAGTGATGATCCGGTCCTGCAGATCAAAACCGAAGCACTCCGGGCAGTGATCACCGGAAGAAGTATTGCCGACTTCAAAAAGGACCTGGACATCATCGCCAGAGGCAACAGCACCACACCCGGGATCCTTGAAAAACACTATGGCGCGCACTTATACGACATCTTTCAGCAATACGATCGCGAAGTCGGGAAATTGCTGGCTGAAAGGCTGGGTCTGAAATTCGCAATCTATCAGGGCGGATTAATCAAAACCAGTCGCCCGTTCTGTATTGAAAGGAACGATAAGATTTTCACAGCCGATGAAATCAGCCAATTCGGAACCAGCAAAGACAAATACGGAGGCTACGAAAACAAAAGCACCGGTTATTTTCAGGGTAAGCCACAGGTGTATAACCCCTTCGTCGATCTTGGAGGCTACAACTGCAGGCATCAGCTGGACTGGGTGAGTAATGAGATCGGGGAGTTGCTGAAGGCAGATCAAGACCGAGCCAACTTCAAAGCCTGACATTCGTCGGCAGTAAGTATTATTTCGTCGATTATTACAGTGATATCGTTGTATTTATTTGGTGGATACAGCGAAAAGGTTGTATATTTATGGTATTAAAGAACATAACATGGATGTGATAAGGAAAATATACGCGAACAAAATAGAAGACATTGACATCCAAAATATTGGATGTCATTGGACATCAGATGAAAGCGTACTAACTAGATCCGGAGCGTTCGGATATACATCAGCTGAAGGTTCTATTGAATATCGTGTCTATGCAACTGTTGAGGAAAGTTACATAGATCAATTAGCGACTGATTTCAGCAATGACCGTTATCCGAGCGAAAAAGAGGTCGTATTGCTGAAGAATGTAAAACTAAGTGTAACAATTTGGAATAGGGAAATCGGAGAAGATGAGTACATCGGAGAAGCCAATACCGGCACTAGGAATGAAAAGTGGGTGGATAATTTCCACAATGGCGTAACGGATTAGATATCATGACGCTATTCGAATACCGGAAGAGCCTGGGGAAAACCCAGGCTCAATTTGCTGAGATACTAGGTATCACTCAGCAACAATACCGGAAGTGGGAGAGCAATGAACAAGCTCCCACAGCAGACAGCTTGATGCTGCTGTCGGAACGGCTGGATCTGGTTATCCAGATCAGACCCGACACAAAAGTGTTTGAGGTGTTTCCGGCAAAGGACTACAAACACCCCTGGGACAACATGACTCAGGAGGAACTTGATGAGCAGATGAACTCATACAGTGACCTGGTGGAAGAAGAATAAGGGGCACCGCCCCTTTTTTTGTTTCATTCTGACATTGCCCAAAACCTAGCGCGCCCTCACCTTAGCGACCACAATGACGGTCGCGGACAAGTATCAATTTTTCCTCGAATTTCCCGGAGCCGGTAGCCGTGAAGCGTTCCCGGTAAACTCGTCTTTGCAATGGCAATGGCGAAAGCCAGACGGCAAAAGATACTTTCGCAGGGACCTGACCACGCGCCTGGTCTTCCAAAACCAGCACCGGGACAACATCACCGACTTCGATCCCTGGTACCTGACCGAGCGCAGCAAACAAAGATGCGACAAGATCAATTTGACGATGTGGCGCAATTGCGATGGCTCAAGCGTCGAAGACTTCAAAGGACAAACGACGATCCTGGATGCTGCTTTTGATGCCGGGATCTGTAGCGTGGACGTCAAGTTCCAACCCAATGATCCCTATACCTGTATCACAAACAACTGGGAAGTTGAAAGAAACATATTACCGCTGTTACCGCCTCAAACGGTACGGGTTATTCAGGGTACCTATCAATTCAGTCAAACCTGCTTGGCTGAAGTACCGGCACCGGCCACAGATACCTTTCGTTTCACGCAGACGATCGTAACGAACTGCATCAATCAAAATGAGGGCTGGACGCTCTGGAAACAATTCTACTCCTGGGTAAGTAACAATAACCCGCAGAACCCGGATGATGGGGTTTGGAGCTTGCAAACGCAATGGGTGCGGGAATTTCTCGATAGTGCCACCGATCCCGGTGGGGAATGGTTACCTGTTGCAAGCGGTGGATACGCCAGGCAGGTGCCGGTAGTGTTAGAGTTTGAGAACGTGGGCTATGGCATTGTGCATCGTCAGTACAAAGTCGTGTTTCCCGGAGACATTGGCATTGACAACGGCAGGTTCTTGAATGACATTATCCAATATTTCTGGGATCAGTTTTGCAGTAGTCATCCCCTAGTCAGTAACTTTTTCGGCATCAATCCCGACGCCACCAATCCCAATAACACAGCCTATACCGCAGCTCTGGCGAAACTCCAGGAGCTGATGGTGTTCCAAAAGGATGACATTATACGGCACGATGCCGACGAAAACAGTACCATTCTTTTTTTCACCTTCAAGAAATTACTGACCGCACTCGAAACCATTTTCAACGTCGAACTCCGGTTCGTGGACGGAACCTTCTACCTTGAACATTACAGTTACTTTCAAACAGACTTATTACTAGACCTTACCGTCGAAAAATATCTGCCCTGTATTGCCGATAAATGGGCGTGGACCTACAACAAAGAACAGGTTCCTCCCCGTGAACTATTTCAATGGGAAGACTATACCGATTATGGCCCAGACCTGGACGTAGATTTTGACGGGTTGCCGATTTGGTACGGCGAAAGCTGTACCACAGAAACCCAACCAAAAATATACCGCGCCGAACAAGTCACCACCAACATCGAAAAACTGATTGCATCCGGGGATCCAGAGGCTTGGACCATTGTAAATGGGCAAAGCTGGGTCTTGGTCAGCACCAGTGCCGGATTCATTACCCGCGAAGCCGGAGCCATCTCTGGAGTAGTTCACTTGAATGCGGCTCTGGCTTGGGCAAACCTGCACCGTGACTATTGGAAGTGGGGACGACCTTTGAATCGGGGCTACATGAACGGCAACGTAATGGACTTCATCGGTTCACAAAAGATCCGCAAGCAGGTACCGATCGAAATCCCTCTGTGTTGCGCGGATCTGCCGAATTTCATACCCGATCGAATGCTGGTCAAGACCCAATTGGGTTTTGGATGTATCGATTCCGCGACCTTGGATGAACCGAATGGAATACTCACCCTTGAACTTGTTTTCGACTGATGGCGACGGATATTAAACCCTTACTGGAAAATAGTCACGATGTCTTCAGCACGCAAGACATAGGCATCAGCGAGTCCGAGTCCAACTGTCACAAATACCGGATCACTTACAGTCATCCCTGCACGATTGCTGGCGTAACCAGTACGACCTTGTACCTGGATGCGCAATTCCTGAGACCGAACTATAACCGGGTCATCGAGGAAAAGGAAAATAGGAACGGGGAAAACCTGCGGATTCTGTCACGGATCACACCCGTGCTGCGGTTAGAGTTCATTACCAATGACGCCTATTTTGAGATTCTGAACCAAATCGGGCTGCATGATGAAATCCTGATCAGCCCCATCAACCCCGACGGTCCCGATTTCGAGGTCGAGTCCGGCAGCTGGGAAGTAGAACCCCTGGGCGCAGAGGATGAAGACACGTATCAGTGCCGCATAAGTTTCCGGGTGAAAGACACGACCCTGGTATCGGGCATCTGCTGTGAA